GAATTCATAGTTATCATCTCCTTTCAAAAATTTGAAGCATTATAAAAAGTCTTACTTTGCAGTGTCAAGTGTTTTTTCTAAGAAATAGTTTTTCTAGGAAAAGGTAGTGGGAGGGAGAGATGGAGCAAAGTAGTAATATATATAAAGTGCCGTTTCGGTTGACACCGTTTCGTGTAACAGCGTAGCAAGGCGAAGCAGTTGACACCTTATCAACTCAAAAAAAAATAGACTTGAGTAATTTAATAAAAAAAAGAAGAAAATGGTAGGCTCATTACACCGAACAAGCCTACCACCTTTATAGAAAAGGAGATGATTTTATGAAATTTTTCGTTATTTTATTATTTGCGTTGGAATCGTTGTTATCGTTGCTATTGTATTGCCTATATTATAAAAACATACTTTTTAATTTCAAGTCTTTTTTAAAATTTTTTCTCTTAACTTTCTCTTTTGTTTCTCTTGACGGCTTCCTTATATTTTTGTTTTAATTTCTTATAATTATCAGAATTAGCCAATTTCATTCTTCTAAAAGCAGCAAAACTAGCAGGTGTTTCATCTCTTAACATTGTTTTATATTTTTCATATTCAAGCCTGTCTGCTCTTAATTTCGCTTTTTCTTTTTGAACTTGGTAATATGCTTGCACTTGCCTATCGGCTTTACTTGGTTCAATAAAAGGACGATTGCTGTTTATTATGTCTTTATCTACATCATTAAACGCTTCAATATACGGCTCCAGAACGTGTCTGCAATTTGGGTGTATATTTGCATAACCACTCGAAAAGGCAACATCTAATTTGGGAAACCTTTTATCTTTACCAGATATACTATAAACTCTGCCTTGATACTTTTGACAGATAGGGCATGCGTTAGGATGTTCAGATATCTTTACCAAGTCATAGCCTAATTCGCTAACTTGTAAAATCGTTGCAGTGTTTGTTACTTCTCTTGTAGTGCTTCTTGCTACCATTTCTGCGTAAGCGTCCATCCTTATATATCTATTGTTTTTTGTCTTTATAGCAGTTATCCCTTGCTCACTAAAGTTTTTTAATATATTCTTTTTACATTCTTGAAGAGTTTCATTTGTACTTAATTTAAGTCCAATTGCTTCCTGTGTGGCTTTTTGTATATTATCTTTTATCTGTCGCCCAATGAAAAATTGTGTATCATTGAGTTCGTTTAGTTTGTTTCGTATAAACACATTAATAGTCTTACGATGTGTTTTACTTAATTCTTTTAAAATATCTGCTTCTCTAGTGCTTTTCATTTTCTTACCCAGTTTTCTATTCACTAATATAATTCCTTGAATATACGCTTGTTTAATTAAAGATTCCATTAAAGGAGTAGCCTTACCATTCAGTAAGGCTAATTCCTTGTTTATTTGGGTAAGGAGTTCTTTTCGATATTGATAAACACTGCCTCTTGGTTCCACAGTTTGCAATAGACGAATAAGTTCCGCTTGTGCTGATGTGAACAATCTAATAAGTTCTTCAACATAGGTGAGTTTTTTTACCATAAGTCCTCACCTCTCTTTAATCGTTCTCTTCATCTATCTCTTCATTTTCTCCGATATGTGGATTTGGTACATTTAAAGGATTTGCTTCCATTTCTTCTTGCATTATACGCTGATATTCTTCTTCCGCTTCTTCCATTGTCATATCATTGGCAAGCATTATTGAAGTCACATGGCTTAAAACAGGTTTATTTCCGTTTTTAATTTGCATTATTTCCGCTTGTTCTCTTTCATCATCAATAAGTCCGTCCTTCCATTCGATGATGAGTTCGTATTCGTCAATATCATACCCTTCCATTTTTGCGCAATTAGAAATGGCTTTTCGAAGGGCTGTATCCATAGAGTTTCTTATTCTTCCAACTTTTTGAAGAGCCGTTTCCATTTTGAGTTTGTAAGCAATACCACTTGTTACGCCACCGCTACCATTTTCACGTTCGCCCAACAAAGTGCCACCCATTTCCGAAATGATATATAAAGCGTTCTGAAGTTCTTTTATAAAGCGGAAGTTTGCCTCTAGTTGTGCATCCCAAGTCAAGTATGACACCTTTCCATCCGTTCCCTCCACGACAAAATATGAACCCGTCTTCAAACTGTAAGTGTCTGTTTCCCGATTATAAGTCAACGCACTGCTTGGCCCTTGCATACTTGGCTGGGAGTGTTTGTCTAGTACCTTCGCTATTTGTGCAAATCTCACTTCAAGTTCACAAATAATAGAATCAATCGCCATATAATCGCTTATCCCATAGATATTATCAGAGGTTGTAATATTTGTAACAGGAATTATTGCAAAATCATTTAGCCATGTTTCTACTACTTTTTCTTCTTCAGTAAATTCTCTTATAATTTTTCCATTTCTTACTAAAAATCGTTTTATTGTGTATCTGCCTTTTTCGTGAATTTCTACATATAATTCAATTTCATTTCCATTTTTATTTTCATTTAAGACACGAGGTATACACAACACATGATATTTGATTCTTCTTACATTTCTCTCGTCTACCACAGGAAACCAGATGGCTGGCTGAGTAATATCAATTACTCCCCTGTTTAAATCTTTATATAGATAAAATAGTCCAACTCCATATCTGGAGGTGTCCATTGCAATTATATAAAGCAAATTATAAATATCATTTCTTTTTATGATTTCATCCACGATTTTCTGTTTCTTTTCATCTTGAACAGAAATTTTTGGACTTTCCCCAACTAATAAATCTGCTGTTTTCTTTGTTATAAGTTGTTGGTAGTTAAGTATCACATTATATGAAATAACCTCTTGAAAATCTCCTTGAACTCTTTTAATTCTATCAATTTGATACTTGTAAACATCATTGTGTTTGCCTTCAAATAATTTTTTATATATATCGTAATTTTCTAACCTCTCAACTTCGCACTTAGGCGGGAATAATTCTCCTACTTTAAGGAAATCCAAACTTGTAAGCATAAACACATACCCCCTTTTTGTGTTAGCGTAGTTTAACAAAACCAAGATTGTTTTTACTATCTCTCCACTGTTCAGTTGCATAGCGAATTGCGTCAATACAGTGATTGTCAAAGTCGATTGGCTCATCTATTATTTCTTCTGTCTTTTTATCAACTTTCCAAGAATAACTTTGAAATTCTTTTATTGTATAAGGACAAGTTGCATTTATATAAATCCGTCTCGATTTAAGAAAATTAATCCCATTTAAAACGCTTCCTTGTCCTTTTTCTGCTCCATAACAATGTAAGAAGCCCTTATTCCTAAATGTTTTTATTCTGTCTTGTTCAGCACTGTCTGCTACAATTCTTATTCCTCTATGCCATCCGTTTTCATTTAAAAACTTCTCATAATCTTCTATCCATTCTTCAGTTGTTCTATGTTTTTTATAAAGTTCACCTAAAATATAAATATCTCTATCTTTTAATCCGACTAAAACGGCAACAGACGGGTCGTTAAAACCAAAGTCCATACCCATACAAACAGCATCGTAATCACCAATATCAGTAGATAAATCTTTTACTTCGTAATTTGTGAAGATAATAGACTTATGAGTACCCCATTCTCCTAAAGCATTTACTGCATATGCGTTTTCATCAAGAAACTGTAATCTTTCAAGCCTTTGTTTGTAGTCATCATCCAAGAATGGGTTATCTTTATAACAAGTTTTTAAAATACTTACTTTATTCTTATCTATTTCAGAGTCTTCACTTGTGATGTCAAAAAATGTCGATTTTATCCAAGAACGATTTGAAATTGGATTAAAAGTTAAATCAATTTCAAATGGAATATTTGATTTACCCCTCAAAGTTAAATCGACTGTGGTGAAGTCCTGTTTGGTAATTTCTGTCGCTTCTTCAATCCAAACATCTGTTAAAATACCGTTTAAAAAAGTAGTTCCCTTGAATTTTTCAGGGTTATCGAGTCCGCCAAATCTTATTTGGTTTTTATTAATTTTATTTGTTATCTCCATTCGAGAGATGTTGATATCAAAAATTTGCTCTAATTTATACTTTGAAATCAACTGCTGAAATAGTGAAAAAGTAGAATAACGATTAGTTGTCGCATGTTTTCTCAGAACAATCGTATTTCTCCCGACATCTCGCATATTTAAAATTAACTTCTTTTGTGCAATAAACTGACTTTTGCCACTTCCACGCCCACCATAATATATTTGATATCTTTTTGTGTTGTCCAAATAGGGTAGATAAACAGGAACAAAAATTTTCTTTGAAATTCTTACCTCCATGTCTATCAACCCCTTTAATCCTCTAAAATAACCCTGATTACTTGTTCTTGTGTATCTTGTTGCTGTACAGGATTATCAGTCATACCAAGCAAGTTCTTTGCGAGGAAAATAAGGGCTTTTGTATCACCATTAATCACACCTTTTTTATACAGGGCACGGCGAACACTTAATTTACATTTTTCCAATCCCCTCTCATACGTCTCTTTAAATTTTTTCCGTCTATATAAAGTGCTTTTATTTACATGAAAATAAGCAGCGATTTCATCAACTGTACAACCTTCACTTGCGAGTTTTTCAACTTCCTGCATATCTATTACTTTCTTTGGACGTGCCATGATTATCACCCCTTTTGCAAAAAAATCATTGGTTTTACTATTGCAAAACTTCATAAGACACCTTATATCCAATGATTTTCATTATTTTCAAGTTAAATTTGTATAGAAGGGGTGAAGGGGTGTGGAATAGATAATATATATAAAGTGCCGTTTCAGTTTACACTTGATTTCAAACATAAAAAAAGCCCACTTGGGGCTTAAATAAGGATTTGTTACTTTTAATTATTATACAAAAAAGACACTATTTTAAATAGTGTCTTTTTGTTCTAATAAGTATAAGCCATATAGCCCAATGCAAATTGCATCTGCTTCATCCTCTAACGCTTCTTTTCCATAAATCTCTTTGACTTTCTCTATTGTGTTTCTCTTTTGTTGTTCTCTTTTCTTTCCTTTTATCCCATTCCAAGATTTCCAGCGTGAAGGAGGAA